GACGCTGCATAACCTGCATGGGTGGCATCGATGACTTCCTCGTACATGGCCCATGCCGGGCCGCTGGCGTTGTCCGACAGGGTGTAGCCATCACTTTCTTCATCGCCTGACAGCAGGATCGGCGTACCCTCCTCGATCGGGAACGAATGGCCGAACGTACAGTTCAGGCTGCCCAGCTCGGCATCCTCGGACAGGCTGATCGAAGCCTTCACGGTTGTCGCTGGCGGCCCGATCCGTTGGATCGTGTTCACGCCGACCGGGTTGCTGTACGAGCTGAGAGTGAAAATATTGCAGCGGTAGTTCAGCACCTCGTCGTAATCGGACAGCAGCAGGTAGCCCAGCGCATTCGAGTCCACGCTCGCCATGAATGAGCCGCGCACGTTATCCATCGAAAAGCGCTGCTCTGGCATCGGCCCTGTACCGTAGAACGACAGAAAGCGTGTCCCAGCTCGGAATGCAGGCGGCTTGATCAACGTGCCGGCCGCGCGGTTCCGGTTGATGATCGCCAACGATGGCGCCCAATCGATCGGGGCATCGGCTTGGGGCTGCATCACATTCGAGGTGTAGAAGTCGCCGTCCTGCATGTGCTGCGGCCCCGACAATGCCGATTGGGACAGCACAAACACATCGCGCCACGGTTCGTACAGCGTGATGCGCGTGCCGGTCATATCGAATACAGCCTTCTCGATGGCGATCGCGTTCACGCGCGGGCGCAGCGTTTCAACGATGATCCTGACGCGGTAGTCGGGGTCGGATTCCCCATCGTTTCGCGGCAGCCCAAAGTACCCGCCCCACACTTCGAGGAACTCGTCTTCGGCGGTGCCGATGTAAAGTTGCCGCAGGCCGGCGTCGATATCGACATTGAAATCTTCGAGCGCGACAGCGAACGAATCGAGCAGGCCCCACAGCTCGGAATCGTAGGCCACCAGCGCATCGCCATTGGACTCCGACTGGCGGCCGGACCCGTCGAGCAGCGTGTCGGCACCTCGGTGCTGCAGATCGAGGTTCACGTAAGGCACCGTGCATCCGGCTTGTTCGAGCGCGGCCGCCAGCTCGGAGAGCGTCTTGTCGCGCAGCCCGTATTCGATCAGCGGCGTACCGGCTTCGGTCGTGGCCGTGAGCACGCGCCCATTGACCTTCCACGCGAAACCCAGCTCATGCCGGACGCGCAGCGCGATCTGACCGTGCGGATCCCGGTCCAGCGCGCTGTAGGTGGACTTGAGCAGCCGATCGAGCATCAGATCCACTCCACGCTGAAGGCGCCCAGCTTGAGCACCTCGTAAGCTGCACACGGCTCGTTGCTGCTGTTGTCGGCCAATACCTCGCCGACGCCGGCCACGGTGAGCGCGGCATTGGTCAGCTTGTCGATGTACAGCAGGCCGCCCGACTCGACAGCAGAGAACTCGCCGGCCAGCAGCGTGGCAATCGCGTCCTTGGTAGCCTGAGTACCAGTGAAGCCCGGCAGCATCTTGACCTTCAGCGCCACCGGGATCGCCCGCTCGCTCATTGGCAGCGCATTGGCCGCCACCCCGCCCGCGCGGTAGCCGATCGTATAGGCCCCAGTAGCCTGATCGAACGATCCATCGAGAAGCGCCTGCACTTTGAGCAGCAGGGCCGGCGATGGCACGCCAGCCGATCCGTACAGATACACATCGACGCGCCCGATATCCTCATCGATACCCACCCGGGTGACGTATTCGACCAGCACGCCGTCCGAATTGACGATCTGCGCCTGCCGCGCCGCATACACCATCGATGCCACCGGCCCACGCGATAGCGACTGGATGGATTCCACGAAGCGCGCCTTGCGCTCGGCCTCGGTTTGGCCATCGGAACCGCCGCTCATTGCCGCGTTGGTGACGCTGGTCCCGACCGGCAGCGTGTAGCCGACCGTGTTCGTGACGGTGCCGGCGCCAAGATTACCGGCCGACCCCGGGGTGGTGCACGATACGACGATATCCACCGATGTGGCGCCGACAGGCACCGCCACATCGGCGATCGAAGCGAATTTCAGGCCAGCGCCCGGGGCTGAGAACAGGGTACCCTGCGGGATCGTGAACGGATCCACGATCGGGCCGCCGAAGATCGGCGTGACGACACCGGACGCCGCAGCGGCCGGCTGTAGCTCGAAATCGAAGGCCTTATAGACCGAGGTGGAAATGCCGTCGAGGATGCCAAAGAAAATACGCTGGTAGCCCTCCTCGATCTCGATTGCCGACGCTTCGAGCAGGGTTCGACCGACCGACCCGACTTCAAAGTCAGTGAGCTTGTCTTGGCTCGCCTTGGCGTGGTTGATCATCGCCGCAGCGATGGAAATCAAATCCTTGAGCTGGAATCCTGCCATTAAATCACCGTATTGAGGTTGAGTACGCGGCCGGATATAGGCTGCACATCGGCGGAAACTAGTACCGTATCGCCAGAAATCTGCGCAGTGCAGCGCAGCACATCAGCCACGCGCGGATCCTCAAGGATCGCGCTGCGCACGTAAAAGGCGGCCAGCCGGCCGACCGTCGGACCATTGCCTCGGCCAATCAGCATCGGCGCGAAGTTTCCATATGTCGGGTGGAACGCCAGCTCGCGTTTCCGCACTTGAATGCGGTGGCGCAGCGCCTGCAGGAAGTTCTGCTCGCCGGTGTTGACGGCAAGGTCGCCGGAATCGAATTGAAGGACGCCCCCCACAACAGCAACGTCGCGGCCAAACACCTCGTCCGGTGTAGCCGCACTCGATACAGTGGAAGTGGCTGCTGGGACTTTGATCAGGTCGCCAGCCACCAGAACGCCGGCGCCGCGCCGGGCCTCGTCGTCCACGATGTAGGGCGGCCGCAACTCGTTGAGCATGACGAGATCAACCCACAGCTCCGCCGTCCCCAGCTCGCGCAAGGCGATACGCTTCATCGAATCGCCGACCATCGTCTCTGACAGTCGATAATCTGGCGCCGGCTGCTGGAATTCAGACATAGGCAGCCCCATTCGCACTGGCGCCCAGCTTGGATGCCGCGATCGCCTTGCTGATTACGCTCGTGGACAGGCTAACGCCGTCCTTGATCGCAGAAAGGTGCGCGCCGATCGTCGGCAGCGAGGCGGCCTTGTCGTCGGCCATCCTGAGCGGGTCGGCATTGGCCAGCGTGTTCATCGAATTCTGCGCGGCTGCGGTGACAGATACCGGCGAGGCGGCGGCGGGCATCAGCTTCGTGAATACGTTCTCGTTCAGGTACGGCGCCACCGGGCGGCCGCCGGACGTCGAGGAGCAGTTCGACGCGCCATACAGGCTGTTGTAGTTCGGCAGGAAGCCGCCCACCTTGAAGGCGTTGCGCAGCAGGCAGAAGGCATTCTGGAAGGCCGACTTCACCCCCATGAACAGGCTCTTGACTGCCTGCGGCAAGCCCTTGATCGTGGACACGATACCCATCACGTTGCGCGCCACCTTGCACAGCCCCTGCGCGATATCGAGCACCGGGCCGGCGATCGAGCGCAAGCCGTTTATGCCAGCCGTGACAAGCCCCCTGACCGCTGCCAGCGCCGAGCTCGTCATCTTGACCAGCCCGTCGATGCCGGCCTTGAGCGGCCCCAGCGCTGCGGCCACAGCGCCCCTGATGTTGTTGGCGAAGCTGTTGATCGAATCAATCGACTGCCCAAGCGACGGCAGGCCGAGCATCGACAGGAAATCGGCGCCCCCGCCGGCGCCGGGCGCCTTCGCCGGCTTCTCCACCACGGATTCGGCCAGCTTGATCATCTGGATCGAGTATTGCGACAGCAGCGGGCGCGACTTGTTACGCTTGAGGGTGAAGTTCTGCGGCGCGACCTCCCACGTGAGGTCATCCAGACCATCGGAGAAGATCAGCTTTACCTTGTTCGGATCCTTGCCGGCTGCGGCCACCTTCGCCCGCAGGTCGTGGTATTGCGTGAACACCTTGCTGTGCAGCTTCTTGAATTCCTCGAAGCCGTCATAGCTGGTGTTACCAGCCCCCCAGCCGGTATGCCCCGCGATGTTGACCGAAGCCACCCCCGGCCCCCACGCATCCAAGAAGGCGCCGCCCAGCGTCTGCTGCACGGACACCCGCGAGGGTTCGTTGCAAGTGAGATCCTCCGGCCGGATATTCAGCGTGTGGATCTCCTGCGGCGCGTTGTTCGCCGTATCGTGCAGCACGAAGGCGATCGGCCGGTCTTTGGCGGTTTGGGAGCGTGGCATGTTCCGAGCGTAGAGTCACGACCGCACGCCCGGGAAGCCGCAATATCAGCTCGGCGGGCTGACTTTCCCGCCCTGCGGATCGTCGTGCACGTGCCCCTTCAAGCTGACTCCATCGGCGGTGACGTCTCCGCTGATCGTGGCACCGCCGGTGCCGCTCATGCCCGCCTTGTACGCGAGCGGGCCTTCGACCGTGACTTTCCCGGTAAAACGGGAATCCGGCGAATCGACCAGCACCG